AAGAATACTTAAAGCAGCTCACAATAACTAATTCTGCAAAAGCTATGGAAATTGTCCAGGCGTGCAAGGATAAAAAAAAGCAACTAATCGGAGGCTAATAAAAATGACGACTAAACCAAAAGATCCAAATTGGGTCGCAACTTTCTCGATAAAGAGAAACCCAGATAAAACTCCTGGCGACAGTAAACCAGATTTTATCTCAGTTGATAGTGATAAGGTAAATCAGAAAACTGGTAAACCTTACAGAAAAAATTTTACTATCAAGGATGAATGGCACGAACCAGCTGCCTGGATCCAAGATGATAAATCCATAAAGATCACTATTAAAAAAAGTGTATCTACTGGTGCAGGCAAACCAGCTGCAGATCCTTGGGATGACCAATTTTAGGTAATCAATATGCAATATGGTTTAACTGCAAAACAGGTAAAAGTATTTTCTTTTATTAAAAACTTTATTGCTAAAAAAAACTATCCGCCTTCTTACGATGAAATTAAGGAGGCGGCTGGATTAAAATCAAGAAACTCTGTTAATGTTTATGTAAAGAATTTAGAGGAACGAGGATGGTTAAAAAGAATACCAGGCAAAGCAAGAAGCCTACAGATAATAAAACAATGACCCACGAAGATATATTTAAAGAATTTAATTATGAATGTTTATCTGAGCAAGTGGGAGGATCTCATTATAAAAAACTTAAGGTATCCCCTGCTTATTTTATATGTGAGAATAAGCTCTTGTTTGCTGAAGGAAATATTGTAAAATTAGCGTGCAGACATCAAAATAAAAATAAATCAGAAGATATTAAAAAAATAATTCATTACTGCGAAATAATTTTAGAACGAGATTACCCCGATGAAAAAAAAGATTGAAAAATTCTGGTCTGGATCTGTTTCATTTATTGCAACTGAAACATTTAAAGATGTGAATACTGCGGTCCAAGCGAGTGTGCCAAGTACCGCAGCTAAAATAGTCATGGATGCAAACACAATTACCTATGACTTTAATCGCATAAAGGAGGTAAGTACCGATGGCGATAACACACTACGAACACCTGGAAAGCAAAATCCAGGCGGAAGAGAACGAGAGAAAAAGGCTGAACACAAAAATAAGTAGGCTTAAAAAACAAAATGGAGGCAAGTATCCTCCAGGTATTGCAGCTCTCTCAAAGACGGCTCACAGTAAATTAATCAATGTGATCCACCTGCAAGACCAACAAAGTAGACTAGAAGAATAAATTACTAGATCCTACTTTAGAACCTTTCCAAACTATTAACTTAGTAATACCCTTTCTTTGCTCAAATTAATTTGCTTATCTGTCAACTAAGTGTTGACAAATCGGAAACTTATTCTTATATAGATTGTATATGGTAAATAACTTTCAAAAAATAAAGTTTGCCAGTTACTCAAATCTTGAGAACTATTTTACTAACGTCATCCTACCACAAAAAAACAAGTCATCGAAGGTTATCGGTAAGACTTTGCTTGTGTGGGATAAACCAAAAAAAGGAGCCGCTATGGGTAAGACTTACCAAGTAATCAGCATGGCTGATTTAGAAAAAGTTAATAACAAATCTATCTCGATGGGTAGAAATCAAAATGTTCCAGTTCAAACAATCAAAGATTTAAAAGCAGCGGGTAGAGTTGTTGCTGTTGTCTCTGGTTCTTTTGTCCACAACGAAGTTGAGCAAAGATTAGTTTTGTATGCTGGAGACAAGTACGGAACTTTATTGTGTGATGTCAGTTTTGATGACTACAAAAAATATGTCAAACCTTTAACATTGGAGGCTGCGTAATGTACGACACTAAATTTTCTAAAAAAGGTAAAGGTAAATTATTAACTTTTATTTTTGATAACGAGAAGTTTCAAATGACAGATACTGTCAATGAGCATGGTTGCCCAGATAAAGCGATGTGTGCTGCTAATGATTACTTCTTTCTTCCAGAGGGTGCTTGGTTTGGTCCACAAGATGGATCTGCAAAAGATACCTGGGTTTGGCAAAAAGGAAATTTCTTTGATTAATAATAATAAAAAGGAGGCTGCGTAAATGACAGTTGTTAATTTTCAGACCGCACCAGGTAAATGGTGGTCTAAAGATATGAAATACAAAGTACCTAAGATCTCTAACAAAACCGAAAAAGGTAAATGGTTAAATGGTTTTGTTAAAAAGTTTTTTGTTGCTGGTAATCACAATTTCAGATTTTCTACTGCAAAAAATTATATCCACTTACAGACTACTCACTTCAATATAAATAATACTAAGTATGCTCTTGTTAATTTTTTCAAAAATATAAAAAAATTAAAGCAGCATCATTTTGATCACCAGGTGTTTAGTTCTTATTTAGTTTATCAACAAACCAAGGAGGCTGCTTAATGGCAAAACTTTATTACATTAAATGTGATGATTTTATTTGTGATGTTACTAATGATTTTGGTAAAGCTAATTTATTAGTAAAAGAATACCAGGCGGATGATCCGTCTGGTAAATACAAAGTTCAGTACAATCCAGGAGATCTTGAAATAAAAATTACTCCTTTCAATAAAGATAGAATGAAACAATTTTTAGATAAGGAGGCTGCGTGAAGATACATATCTTAAAAGTAGATAGATCCGATGGTAAAAAACTTGTGGTCCAGGCTATACATAATAAGACAAAACAAAATATAGAAACATTTGAACTATACGAAAAACACAAAGCTAAAGCATTAAAAAGAAAATTAGAGGATATGGATCCTAATAAAGTAATATCTCAAGGTGTTAGTTTTGATAATGCTTTTGGTCAATACAAAGAATATGTTTTAAATAACGAACTTATTACTGAAGAGACTAGATTGCTTAATGTTGGCTATGTAAACAACCATATCCAGCCATATATTGACGAAAAAACTATAGACCAGTTCACAGCTGGTATATTCAAAGAGACGTATATACCGCGTCTATTAAAGAGCAAGAGAATACAAGTTAAGTTCGATCATAATGGTCAATATACTAGAAAAAGAATAGACAAAGTAATTGGTAAAAAAACAGTAAAAGAAACTGTTGGAGAGTTTAAAAAGTTTATCAAATATTGTTTAGATAAAGATTGGTACATAGATCCTAAGATCTTAAACTTTTCATTCCCAAAGACTTTTTTTAGAGAAAAAGTAATAGATGTTTGGATGCCAGATACCCAGGATCTAATCAAAATTATTAATGCAGAAAAACAACTAAAACTTAGATGTTTATATCAATTAGCAGCTGAGACAGGCGCAAGATTAAACGAAGTATTATGTGTTACTTATGAAGATGTTGAGGATGATTGTATTTATTTTAGACACAGCGTAGGTAAATGGAACCAGTTTAGAAAAGACTTTTTAAAAAGTGGTTCAAGAAGAAGAGTAGAGATCTCCCCTTCTTTATCACAATTAATAAGATCTTGGATGCAGCAACAGGTATTACCAAAAAGAGAAGGTAAATACAGAAAGCTATTTAACATTACTAAAAAAACTGCAGCTAAAAAAATAAAACAATCTGCATTAAAACTTGGTATCAAATGGCGTGGTGGTTTTGCTCCATTTAGAAAATTTAGTTATTCTTATCTAAGAGATCAGAAAGTTTTTACTGATAAACAAATCTTAGATAGATACGGCTGGACCAACTTTAAAACTCCAGACCGATGGTATTACAAAGACTTGGATACCAATAAACAGGAAAGATTTGCCGCAATCAATAACTTACTAACGGAGGAATAATGGCAGCATTACCTATAAAATGTGAAATAAAAACCTGGCAGGAATTACTTAAGATCCAGGGAAAGATGGCAAAATTTATGTTTGCTATGAGATATGTGGGTCGTATTAAAACACCGCAAATTAAAATTGCGAAAATAATTGGAACGACCTTCCAGCAAGTGCAGAAGGTAGAAAAAACTGAAAACGGCATGAGCGCAGATAAGTTTTTATATCTATGTAAACAAAAGAAGTGGAATATAAATGATGTTCTTGACAAGGAACCAGAAGAACTTTTGACAGATATTAAAAAAGAATATCACAAAAAAGTCTTACATCATTTTAAAGTTGTAGATGCTAATATTGAAAAAGAAAAACAGCTGCAGCTAAGATATAGAGGATCTTTACCAACTCTTGAAAAAGAACTTGGTTCAGCAAGTGGAGTTTAAATATGATATTTACTTTATATGAACTACAAGATCTTAATGTTAGTTGTCATCACTTTAAAAAATCGTGTAAAAAAGATGGTAAAACATATAACCAATTTGACGTTCTTGAAAAAAAACTGAGAACTTTTATTATAGAGGAAGCTAATAAAGTAAAAATAGAAGTTAATGTTGTAGATCAAAATAAAAAAATGCAGGGTCCAGCGCCCATTCTAAAATAAAAAAAGGCGGGATTGATTTCCCGCTTTTTACAAACACACTCTGAAACACACTCTGGAAAAAATTTTGCGAAAATAAGTATTGTATACCAATGGGAATAATGGTCGGAGTGGCAGGATTCGAACCTATAGATTAAATCCACCAAACGCATTGATTTATAATACTTCTTCTACAAATTGTATAACAAAAGTTTCTGATTATCCCAATGAAATAAGCCTTATTTTATAAGAGATATATCAGCGTGAGTTATCGTTCACACTCTGGATACACTCTCGTTTTTGACTATTTTTTTTTTAAGCAGCCACATCTTTTACATCTGTTGCCAGACATATTGTTGATGTTGCACTTACAATTATTTGAACCAAACAAGATATAAACTATCCAACTAGCAACTTTATCTGCTGCTAAAAACATTCCTAAAAAAAACTTATCTATCATAATTACTTACTCGTTAATCTATCCATGTGATTATAAATTCTGCCAATTTGTTTATCGATTGACATGATCTCTTCTGTTAGCATACCTAAGTGAACCTGCAGCTCTACGATTGTCATTAAAACGTAAGAAGATAAACCAAGTAAAATAGTACCTAATAATGGTAATACCCATTGATGTTTTTTCATTAATATTATCTCCCTTGACCCTTGTAACGCGTCATTTTCTTTTGACGTTTTTCTTGTTTATTTTTTGATTTTTTATGTGCGCCTGGTCCACGCTTCTTAGGTTTATCCCTTGGTATGAAGTGTGTAAACTTCTGCTTAGCCATCTAATTTTGCTTGTTCTGAATGTTGTTGACCCATTGAGTTACCTTCCCAATTAGAACTAACATGAGTTGGATCTACGTCATTTAACCAATGTTGAATTGATATGAAAGCACCTCCATATTTCGATGCAGTTCCACCATGAGGATCGTTTGGTTTAACTCTTATAGTTTGATAAGCATTTATTGGATAACCATTTTGTTCTTCTAATGCTTGATCTTCTGTAATAACTGTTTCTCCAGAATGAGTAAATTTCATACCATGTAAAAAACACTCATAACTATCAACATCTGGATGAGTATGCTCTGGTATAACTAAATTAGGTTGACAGATAAAAAGCTCAACTTGAAAAGGTTTAGATCTATATAATACAATTCCACTTACACCCTCGATAAAAAGTAAACCATTTTTTGCTGGTGTAAAAACTTTATCTATTTCGCCAGAAGTTAAATACCAATTTGCAAAATGAGATAAGGCATCTTCTTTGGGATCAATCATTTTTTCTTACGATCAAGTACGGATTTCGTAACCTTACTTCCAAAGCTGGCAGTAAATACGATGATTACCAAGTACCATACGCTGTCTGGCAAGTCGTTTATTATAGATACCCACTCTCTAAAGTTCTCTCTAGTAGATGGGAACCAACCTGTACTAAGCATACCAATAAGCCAAAACATCAATACCTCATCTTTAATCGAGTTATCCTGGCTTTTGATACGAGCTAAATCCGTATCCTTTGCTGCTTCAATTTCGGCAGCTCTAACTGTTTTAACTTTCTCAGCTCTATGCTTTAGATATTCAGAGCCTTTATTTAAAACTATTTTTGTTAATGGATTTTTTAAAATACTTAAAAACTGGATCATGCGCAGCTCCTCATAAGCTCAGCTAGATCTTCACATCTTGCAGTTGTTTGCTTATGCCAATTACTGTCGATCATTTCGTCAGCTGCAGCATTGTAATCTCCAGCCTCAATACCTTCCCACATTCTCTTAAATTTCATTACTCTTGGTTTACCCAGTTGGAAACACATTTCACAAACAATACCTTTAACTGTTTCTGGTACGTCTAACCCTTCAAGTAATTCTTCTGCAGATGTAAGAGCAATTTTGAAATCACTTTCAAAGACAGCATCAAGCTCTTCTTTAGAATACTCAACACCCTCAACAAAGTTATCGGTATCCAATACGAGATGACCATAACCGATTGTAGCAAAACCAAGGCTATCGGAATACACAGTACGCCTAAACCCTTCATGCTGCTTAATTCTTTCTTTAATATCTTCCATAAAATCCTATAACTTCTTCGGATCAAAATTAAGTATTTTGACACCTAGTTTCTGTTGTTCGGCAGTTCGACCACGGCTAATCTTCCAACCATTAGCTCTGTAGTTTTGTGTTTTAACATCATAAGCAACGTACTCCCCTGTCTTTACGTTAAGCGTTAAAATATCGATTGGTCCAGTACCTCCAGCTGGTACAAAAACTATGAGATCTGGATCTTTAGCAAACTGAGATGCTGCTAATAATTCGTTGGATAAACCTACAGATGCGGTTATCCTACTTCGTGAAGTAGTAGAAGATCGAGCCAATTAAACCACCTAATAATATAATTATAGCGGCAGCTCCTTTTCCTCTATTCATGTCAGCTTTTAAACTTTTAATATCTGATTTCATTTCATCAATATGTTTAAATAAAGTTTTCATACGCTCAGCGCAAACTTTTTCATGGTAAGATATTCTTATACCATTGTGATCTTCAACATTTGAATTAGATGCTTTTCTTTTTTTACGCATCTTCTCTCTCCACTTCGTTGCAAAAATAAGTAACGTATAATTTTTCTTTGTTAAATTTTTCTAAATGATTATTGGTTACTTCAATAGTTGCGACCGCACCTGCTTTCGTGCAATCTGTCCAGGCTTTAAACTCTACTGGAGATACAGCTGTATTGTTACACATCCCTGTTATCGCTGAACAGATCGTGTAAGCTAACACAAATTTCATTATAATTCTTTTGGTGTTATATTTTTTCTAGGCATTAATAGTAATCCCCATACCATTTAACCATGTCCATTCCATAATCGTATGAACCAGAAGTATTTTCTAGTCTGAAAACATAGTATCTGTAATAAGCAGTATTAGATAATGTGTAATCAAAAGTTTCTCCTAAAGAACTTGTTGAATACATTTCTGTTAAACCACTACTTACAAAACTTGATTGCATAGCATTACCACTATTAGGTGCTGAATTAGAACCATAAAGTTTAAAGTTTGCACCACCTGTTCTCCAAGTCCAATCGCCTGTCATTCTTTTTAATTTAAATGAAGGATTAGCTCCTACATCCCATGTCCACCAAATATGACCATTGTTAGGAGAGCCACCACTATAAATTCCAAACCACCCATTATTGTAACCTGTACCTGCAGGGTCTCCAATAGACATACCCCAAAAAGTATTACCATAATTTATTTCTCCATAAGAAGTTGTAGTATTGTAATGTGATAATAAATTTGTTTGATTTGCAATAACTTTTCCATTGGCTAGAGTACCATTAGTTACTCCATTAATTGTTGAAATTGTAACTGCTGTATTTACTGAAATAGCATTACCATTTTCTAAAGTTAATCCAACAGAAGCACCATCTGTATTTGAAGTATAAACATTAGTGCTAGAAGAGTCATTAATGTTAGTTGCGTCAAATAATAATGCGTCAGCATTTATATTATTAGTTATTATATTAAAAGTTCTGTCAGTAGTTTTACTTCCTGCTGTTGCTCTAACAGTAAAAGAAGTTGTTGTATTTCCACTTACTGATCCTGCTGTTCCAGTTATTGCACCACTTGTTGATAATGAAAATCCTGCACCAGATAAATTTGAAGTTGTTTCTGCGTAAGTAACACTATCTCCTTCTGGGTCTGTTGCTGATAATTGAATAGTAGATATAGCTGTTCCTTCTAAAACACTTCCAACATTACCTGCTGAAGTAGACCAGTTTGGTGCATTATCTACATTAATTATATTTTCTAATATTCCAAATTTACCACCACTTGATGTAAATTTAATATCGTAAGGTTCTTTAGAATTTACAAAACTAGATTTAGCTACAACTGCTGTTTGTTGTGTAACTGAATCATGTGTTGTTGATATAGCATTGAAAGTTGTGCCATCATTTCCTATAAAAGATATTGTACCACCAGAACTAAAACCACTTCCTATAACAACAAAAGTTTGATTTCCACCTGTCGCAGTATCAACTTCTTCATCATCAATACTAGATATTACTGGGTCTGGTTCTAATGAAGCTATTACACCACCTGTACCAACACCTTCAAAAAATCCTGTTGTAGAATTAAATCTCCATTGACCTGTAGTAGAACCTCGTTGTGCTGTAGTACCACTAGCTACTTTAGTACCTTCATTACCTGTATCACTTATGTTTTCAAAAGATACATCAAG